TGAGGTCGCCATCTGGCGAACCCAGGTAGGGGTTCCATCCAGCAACGTGCTCACCATAAAGGTCGGCAGCGTCGTAGGGAGCACCACCTCCCGGTGCTAGCATTTTCCCCCTGCTCGGCCGTAGAGACTGGATCGGCTTGCCGTCGAGCCCAACAATCGATACGGGATTGGTCATCATTTAAACCTGAATGTGAGGGGTCGACGGGCCCGAGTGACGATGCCCAGCTGTTGTTGAAGCATCTGAATAGCGTTTGCCAGGTGAGCAATATTGGCGCGGGTGTAGGTGATGCTTTTCGAGCCATCGCCCTGGGTATACGCCGCGCTTTCAACCTTCCCGCCCGACGAAAGCAGCAGGTAGGCCTGCTGTGCGTTTTGCAAAGACACCAGTAACGACTCACGGGGCATGCCCGCCAGCAGACTGCTTGGACCGTAACCGCTCATGGGATGACTCCAGCTAGGCCCCGCAAAGCGGGGGAAATCTACGCCAGCCGGCTGGCCAACGTCCTTTTCTTGGTAGGTGTTGCCTGAATGACACGCGGACCACTGGCACGCTCATGAGCGCCTTCTTCTATGGCAAGCTCCGGCGTCTGTGGCTCAGGGCGATGAACAGGGGTCCCGATTGAGGCATTCACCTCTTCTGCACGCTTGTTTAACTTCAGGCCCATGTGCATAAGCCCGCATAGCGCTGCATACGCATAGACGCGGCAGTCGAGCGCTTCGTTGGCCCTGCCGTTTGGCAGCTCCCAAACACGGTAATGTTGACCGCCAGATGTTTTCCTTACGGATCGCTCTGCTGTCAGTTGTGCGAAGTAGTTGATGTCGCGACTGGCAGGAAAGTGCATATAGCCAGGACCCGGCTCCACCAGATGAAGCCTGGAACGAATCGAATCCTTGGCCGCGTTAACGCCCAGGATCACCGGCCGGAATGACGACTTGTTGCGCCGGCTGGGCGTCTTCGTCGGCCATACAGGAGAGCGCTTGCCACCAACCGCTGACTCGCCTTTGACCGCCCATACGCGACGGCCGAGGCGCGCCTTGGCAAACTCATAAACCTTTTGGGTGTGGTGACCGCCGGAGTCATGACACACAGCCATGACTTCAAAGCCTCTGCCGTCAGCCCGGAACCAGATGCGCCGCAAATATGCGTCCAATCGGTTCCAAGGATCAGGCGTTTCCAGGTCGCCCTCGATGACCTCGAAGTCAATCGACCAGCTCTCTTCGTTCAGCCCCCAGCCGACCACCTCGCATTCAAAGCGGTCGCCCTGGGTGTCGACGCCGACGGTTACAACGGCAACGCCATCAGGGACCTCTGCGCCCCACACTTCACAGCGGGCCGCCAAACGATCTTCTTGAAGTGCGCGATCTCCGCGATCCTCATAGGTTTCACCCAGCACCAGGTTGACGAAGGTTTGGCGCATAAGGGGGTCATCTTTTACCTCAAGCCATTCCGCCACCAGATTGCGCCAGGATGCGTTTACGAAAAGGCTGTAAGCCGCCCAGATGTGAAAGCCTGCGTGGCCTTTGAATTGTTTAGTTGCGCGCCATTCACCGCGTTCAACCATGTCCTCTTTATCGTCTTCTCGAATCACGCACCCGGTCACTTTGCAGGCGTAAAACACGCTGTCAGGTATACCGACGCCGTTTTCATCCTTATCCCACTTCATCCCATAAGGAGTGTCTGGGCCGCCCCACTCTAGGACCTGGTACGCGCCGCAGTGAGGGCACGGAACGTAGTACTTGCGCTGATCGCTATTGGCGTAGCTTTTCTCGATCCGGCTTTCACCCTTTACCGTGGGTGTGCTGCCAAGAATGATTTTCCTGTTCCAGAACGATTCGGTCCGTTTTATCCCAAGCTTGATCTGGTCGCCTTCCTTACCCGCGCCCATCACTGGATACCCGTCCACCTCATCGAACTTAACAATGCGCGCTGTGATCCGCCGAAAACCGCCAGGGCTATTGGCACCAACAAAGGAAATCGAAGCGCCGTTGCGGAAGATCCGCTTATTGATCTTCTGCCGAGCATCCTTTTTCTTAGGGTCGCCGACGATTTCGGCGAGAACCGGTGTATCACGCAGCATCGGTTCAATTTCAGTGACGCTGTAATCCTCGGCGTCCTCTACTCGGGGCTGAACCACCAGGATCGGCGAGGGGTCTTGATGGATGTAGTAACCGGCAACGTGGTCGAGGATCTTTGTGTAACCAACCCGGGCCGACTTTTGGACAGTAACCATTTCAACAGTCGGGTCAGTGATCGCATCCATGATCCCGATTTGATACGGGAAGGCATGAAACCGACCGGTCTGGGCACTGGTCTCGCGAGACAAGACCGCGTACTTCGCTGCCCATTGGCTCAGTGTGAGCTTCGGCGGCGGCTGGATGTTCCGACGGCGGGCAGACAACAGCCCGGCCTGCAACGCATCAAATCCTTCTGCATATCTACGCTCATCGCTTGTTGAGCCCATCTCCGTCACGGGTCAACTCCTCAAGCGCGTCAACAATAATGCCGTGTAAGGCGTCCTGTACTTCCTGTGCTGTTTTCAAACGGCTGATGCGGGGAGCGTGCTCCGAAGGTATCGCCAATAGGCGACTGCGGACTTTGGCGTATTCATCCCCCACCGCGCGGCACACATCCTCAACTGCCACAACCAAGCGAGCGTTCCGGTCGTACTCAAGCTGTTCGCGAAGTGCCAGGTAGTTTTCCTTTACCCGCTTGGCTTCGTCGAGATTCATGTCCGCGCCAGTCGCGATGAGAATCCGCGTGGTGGCCTGCTCTACAGTTTCGCCGGGCTGAATTGTTACCTGCTTCAAAGCGGAGGTAACAGCCGCAGTCTTCAGAAGAGGCTTGTTACCTTCGCCCGGTTGGGTAACAACATCCGAGCCGTCACGACGATACTTTGCGATCAAGACATTGGACGCTTCGACATCCAGCGAAATGCCGTCAAACACAAGCCAGCCGCGCTCTTTCCACTTTGTGACAGTCTTTCGGCTGACGTTGTGGAGCGCAGCAAATTCGCTTTGGTTCATGGCCGGCCTTGTTACCTGTTACCCAAATTGGAAAATTCTTTAGCTAGCGAAACAGCGCGGTGCGCAATGCCCTCGGTGCAGGAAGCCTCAGGAGGGACCCAAGCATGGGGGGGGGCTGCCTGTCCCGCCCATCAGCGAGCGGTCGCCAGGGCCTTGGCCAGCTCCTTACCGAACACGGCATTGAATCTACGATCCACCAGCGCCTTTGCTCGGCTTTGGTAGTTCAGCCGTTTGGTTACGACGAGCGAATCACCGAAGCGGATCAATAGCTTGAGGCGGCCGGTTGTGTTCGCGCCGCGCCGGACCTCACCACCTTGGCGGGATCGGCCTCGCTCCGCGCCTTTGGGTCGGAAGTACGCTCGCTGCCAAACACCATTGACGATGCCTGACTTCGTTTTTACCGGACCGATAAAGATATCGCTGCGTGCCTTCAACCGATCCAGCACCTTACGCGGCAGCTGTCCGTATTGATCAAGCTTGATGTTCTTCGGGTTGAGGATCGCCTTACTGGTACCGGGCAATACGTGGTTGCCTCCGACCTCATACGGTTCCAGGTACTTGGCAGCAACTGGCTTAACGAACACCGTCGCTGTAAGCGTGTCCTTGCGAGCGCCCTGCATGCCGACAGACTTTTGGGTAAAAGGCCGAGGTTTCTTGAAGGTTGTGGCAATGTTCCCGATCTCGTCAGCCTGAACCTCTTTGGCCAAGGCCGTCAGTGCCTGCGCAGCCGCAAAGGTGATCTGCTTATAAGCCAATGCCGAGAGAGATTTAGAGATCTCTTTCACGTTGCTGCGAATGGATATATCAAATGCTCCAGACATTTCGGTTGCTCACCTTTGTCAGACCATTCCATCTGGTCAAATACCATTTTAATCAGCGCTGCGATGCGGCAGCTTGATATCTGCAAGACGGTCCGCCCAATCACTGATCTTCTTCACACCGATAAACCCAATGCCAGCGCCCAGCGATGCCGTCAGGTTCTCCGGCAAACCGAAGT